TGAGAACTTTGGTATTAATACTGACATGGTTATTCACACACCAATCACTGACATTGAACAGTTGAAGCATGATGTTATGCAGCAAATTAATCAGTTCGAACGTGCCGATAACGTTATGATTGTTGTTGACTCTGTTGGTAACTTGGCATCCAAGAAGGAAGTTGATGATGCTCTCGATGGTAAGTCGGTTGCAGACATGACTCGTGCTAAGCAGATGAAGTCACTGTTCCGTATGATTACTCCGCACCTTACCATTAAGGATATTCCTATGGTCGTGGTCAATCACACTTACATGGAAATTGGTATGTTCCCCAAGGCAATCGTGTCGGGTGGAACTGGTATCTATTACTCTGCTGATAATATCTTCATCATCGGTCGTCAGCAAGAGAAGTCTGGTACTGAGGTAGTTGGTTACAACTTTATTATCAATGTCGAGAAGTCCCGTTACGTTCGCGAGAAGTCAAAGATCCCGATTGAAGTTACCTTTGAGGGTGGTATCAGTAAGTGGTCAGGTCTGTTGGATATTTCGTTGGCATCTGGTCACGTTGTGAAACCAAGCAATGGTTGGTACCAGCGTGTTGGTGAAGAAAAGAAGTATCGCCTGAATGATACTTACAACAAGGAGTTCTGGTTGCCAATTCTTACCGACCCAACGTTCGGTGAGTGGATTGAAAATCGTTATCGTATGGGTAATGGGCAAATGATGGAGGGTGATAATGTGGACATTTCTGATGAAGATATTTCAGAAGAATACGAAAATCAAGATATGTGATCAATGCGGGGTCGTTCTGAAAAAGAATGACCCTGCCATGTGTCTTCATGGTATCGAAGAGGGTCTCGAGTATGAGATGTTTGTTTGTGAACCATGTTGCATTAGAATTGCAAATGAATATGATGAGATAGAGGATTTAAAAATTGCAGAAGATCGAGACGATTATCCTGAGTAAGTTGTTTTCTGATGAAGACTATGCTCGCAAGGTAATTCCATTCATAACACCAGAATATTTCCATGATACATCCGAGCGCAAGATTTTCAATTATGCTAGAGAGTTTATCGAGAAGTATAATTCACTGCCAACAGTTGAAGCAATTGAAATCGCAGTGCAGAATGACCGTGGCATCAACGAAAATGAATTTAAAAACATCAATGAGAAACTGACACATCTAGATGATTCTCTTGATGTAAATGGTAAGTGGTTGCTCGAAGAAACTGAGAAGTTCTGTAAGGACAAGGCAGTTTATAATGCAATCATGCAATCTATTCAGATTATCGATGGTGATGATAAGCAACACACTCAAGATGGTATTCCGTCCATTCTTCAGGATGCATTGAGTGTTTGCTTCGACAATAACGTTGGGCATGATTACCTTGACAATTCTGAATCGCGGTATGACTTCTATCACCGTGTTGAAAACAAGTTACCCTTCGATCTTGACATGTTCAACAAGATTACCAATGGTGGTCTGCCAAACAAGACACTAAACATTGCGCTTGCTGGTACTGGTGTTGGTAAGTCTTTGTTCATGTGCCACATGGCAGCAGGTGCGTTGGGTCAGGGCAAGAACGTTCTGTATATCACCATGGAAATGGCAGAAGAACGTATCGCTGAACGTATCGATGCCAACTTGATGAACGTTAATATCCAGGATCTTAAAGATCTGTCAAAGTCCATGTTCGACAATCGTATCGATAAAATTAAGAAAAAGACTGAGGGTAAGTTGATCATCAAGGAGTATCCAACTGCCAGTGCGCATGTCGGTCACTTCAAAGCATTGCTAAACGAACTGCAACTGAAGCGCAACTTTACTCCTGATATTATCTTCGTCGATTATCTTAACATCTGTGCATCCAGTCGATTCAAGGCAGGAGCAGGTGTTAACTCTTATACATATGTTAAGGCGATTGCTGAAGAACTTCGTGGGTTCGCAGTTGAGTTTGATTTACCTGTTGTTTCTGCCACTCAAACTACTCGTGGTGGATATGCGAACAGTGATGTGGATCTGACTGATACTTCGGAATCATTCGGTTTGCCTGCGACTGCTGACTTGATGTTTGCTCTCATCTCCACTGAAGAACTTGAGAACATGGGTCAACTTATGGTCAAGCAGTTGAAGAATCGGTATAATGACCCTGCTATAAATAAAAGGTTCATGGTTGGGATCGACCGTGGTAAAATGAAACTATTTGATCTAGAGTTATCTGCTCAACAAGGTATCACCGATTCAGGACAAGAAGATGCTGTTCCTGTATTTGAGCGGACTCCATCTGGATCTCGAACGAGGGAGTTGTCTAAATTTGACTTCTAATTTTATAGAGTTATATCCGAACGTATTAACTGCTGAGGATTGTGCCGAGGCATGCGATCGAATCGATGATATCATTTCGCGCCCAGATCCTGGGAATGCATGTATTTTGTCTGACAATAATGCTAGGACTGATTGGAACATATTTACTGATAAATATGGTTCGTTGAAACCATCAGAGGATAAGATAGTCGAAGCGGTGACTCGCAATTGGCGCAAATATAATACTGCATATTCTGCATCCTCTAAGTCATTTTTTGAAGTCTTCTCACCAGGATGGAAATTTCAGCGCTCTGACACCGGAGGAGGATTTCATCAATGGCACCACGAACAAGGTTCGGGTAGAGAATCTCCAGGAAGATTTGCAGTTTGGATGTTATATTTGAATGATGTTGAAGAGGGTGGAAAAACTGAATTTAAAAATCAGGAATTAGCATTCACACCTACTGCTGGAACACTAATTATTTGGCCCGCTGCGTATACTCATATTCACAGAGCAAATCCAGATCTAGTTGGAAAAAAATATATTGCAACAGGATGGTTTGTTTATCCTGATAAAGATAGATTTCGAGAAAAGACTTGACTTCTAGTAATAAGTATAGTATAGTTGAATAGTAATTGGTGCCATAGCTCAGCTGGATAGAGCAAGAGCCTTCTAAGCTCTAGGTCGTAGGTTCGAATCCTACTGGCATCACCATTTTAAATAAGAGGATAGATTATGACTGAAGAAACTGAAACACAAGAATTAAAATTGAAGTTGGTCGCAACCACATTGGTGTGGACTAACGCAGGAACAGAAGATATGCCGCTATGGAGAGCAACTGGCGGTAAGGAATATGTTATTGCTCGGTTTGATTACGAACCAACACTACCAGAGATTGGTAAGGTAATGGATTCTAAACGACACATGATTGAGAATCATTATCCTCAACTGCATGAAACTCTTTCGGGGTGGCAACTGTATCTCGATGAAACAATGACACATAATGAATACATGCAGTATCACTTGACTGAATCCGTCGACTTTCCTGCAACTGACTTGACTGTTGTTGATGCCTCCGAGGAGATGGCGGGAATTGTCGCAGAATAATATAACAATAATCCAAACATATTACAATGAAAGAACCTATCTCGAAACACAGATCGAGAGATGGAACTACTATAATACTCCAGTAAATATTATATTATTTGATGATGGTTCTCAGATAGAACCTGCAGAAAATGTTCTCAAAGAACATACGCTAAATGATAATATTAATTTTTCATTGTATAGAGTTACTGAAGATATTGGATTCAATAGTCATGGTTGTCGCAATCTTGGCGCAAGACTGGCACAATCTAACTGGTTGTTATTTCTAGACATAGACTACACACTACAACCAGCAGATCTTAAACGATTGCAAACTGAAACCCTCGATCTTAATTCTTGGTATGAACTTAATGCCAAGTTTCAAGGTCGGGGGAACACGTATAAAGCATTAAATCAGTTTATGATATCAAGAAAACTATTTTTAGATTCTGGTGGGTATGACGAATCTTTCACTCCTTTTCATTACGGAGACCGTGAATTTTTATCTCAGATCGAAAACGATTATCAAAAAATTAATCTAGAATGGTTGATTTTGACATGTCGACGTGGTGGTAGAAAGGCAGTAGCGGATGATACTATTAAGATTCCAATTTATGATGATGAGAACATGTTGATATATACTCCGAGATTTGATAAAGAATCTATTGTGCACACAGACACTAAGTTGAATTTTACATGGGAAGAAGTTGTTATAAATAGGGGGTAACATTATATTGGGATTCCTATGCAAAGTTTCTTATCATTTCTTTCCGAAGCAGCAATTCTTCACATTGAGCATCCATCCGATAGATTATTCGATGGTCCACAAGCAGCAAAACATGCACTGAGAACTCTGAAGCAGGTTGCTTCAAGTAAAGCGCCAAGCATGACTCGTAAGATTGATGACAAAATGTCATTCAATGTTATTCGTAGAGCAGACGGTAAAGTTGGGGTCAAGTATAAGGGGACAGGTTCTTCTTACAATTTCTCCCAAGATGATATTGAGACGCAGCATGGTCACAAACCATATCTCGCCAAACCACTTGGATTACTTCTACAACATCTTCCTAAAGTTATTCCGACTACTCCAGGGGAATATCAAGGTGGATACATGTCAGATCGAGAATCTAGAGAGCATGAAGATGGAAAGATTTCTCACACACCAAACACAATTAAATATGATACAGACA